AGCATCACTGAAGAAGCGGTCGAAGATAACCTATACGACAGATTGTCGGCTAGGTACACAAGAGCGCTTGCAAGAAGTATGTCGAATACGAAACAAGTAAAATCTGCTGCTGTATTAAATAATGCTTTCAGTTCAAGTTACCCAGGCGGTGACGGGAAAGAACTTTGCGCGACAGATCACCCAACTGTGGGTGGTCCTAATCTGCGTAACGAACTTTCAACGTCTGCTGATCTGAGTGAAACTTCACTGGAACAAGCATTAATTGATATTGCTGGATTTACTGATGAGCGTGGTTTGAAAGTGGCTCTTCAAGGAACTAAGTTAATTATTCCTAAAGAGTTGCAATTCGTAGCTGACAGATTGTTGGAATCTCCAGGCAGAGTTGGAACGTCAGATAATGACATTAATGCTGTAAGAAACATGGGCATGGTCCCAGAAGGTTACACTGTTAATCATTATCTAACTGACACCGATGCTTTTTTCATTAAGACTGATTGCCCGAACGGCTTTAAAATGTTTAACCGTTCACCAATTAGAACTTCAATGGAAGCTGATTTTGACACTGGTAATGTTAGGTACAAGGCTAGAGAAAGATACTCGTTCGGTTGGTCTGACCCCCGTGCGGTATTTGGTAGCCCTGGAGCGTAATAAGCGACTAGATTAATGGAACCTTGCCGGGGGTTTCTAACTCAACCCGGCACTTTTATTTTCTTTTATATACACACCTATTTTTTTCTGATACGATAATCTCATACCGAGATAATTTGTTATACCAACTGACTCGGCAGACTCACTCCAAGATGGTGTAACATATTTAGTTAGGAGAAAAAAATGGCTAAATCAACATTTTCAGGACCAGTCAGATCATTGGCTGGATTTATATCAGCAGGTACTTCAGCTTTTGTTAGCTTAACCGCAGACACTTCACTTACAGTAGCTTCACACGCAGGTAAAGTTCTTACTTGTAACGATGCAGACGGTAAATTTACTTTACCTTCAATCGTAGCGACTACTCCTAGTGACTCTACTGATCCAAACCAAACCAATAACATAGGTGCAAGTTTCTTCTTTGTAGTAGAAACAGCAGCTACTGATATGGACATTAAGACGGATGGAACAGACAAGTTTGTAGGTGGTCTTTACACTGGCGTAACTGACGCTACAGGTAAAACATTTATATCTGGTGCCTCTAATGATGTAATCACTATGAATGGTTCAACTAAAGGTGGACTAGCTGGCAGTATCGTAAAAGTAACTGCAATGGCTTCTGCGAAATACGCAGTTGAAGGAATCATTTTAGGTTCAGGAACTTTAGTAACACCATTTGCTGACGCATAATAGGAGACTAACATGGGATCAGACGTAAAAGCATCCGTCCCTTTAACAAGTTCAGGTCAGTTACAAGGGTATATAGGCTCTTCTGGAGCAGGAACGGCCACAAATTTAGGTTCGCTAAGAATACAATCTATACAGGCTCAATCTAGTGCTGCCGACGCAACTATCATCATTTATGATGGTACGAGTGCTAGTAGCACAAGAATAATAGCCCAGTTTAAATTTGGTTCAGCGGCGAACGAAGCTTTCGATCATTACATACCAAATATGGGGTGTTATTTTAAAGAAGGTGCCTATGTGGCTTTAACTAATTGTGACTTTTTTGTTGCATATTATAATTAGGAGATAAAATGCCAGGATTAACAAATAGAAGACGAGCTATCCAAAGTGGCCAAGATTGGAGCAAAAGCACCAAAGGTTACATGGGTGGCGGTGAAGTTTTAGGTTACGAGCACGGCGGTAAGGTTAAGAAAAAGCCTAAGAAAATGTATGGTGGCTAGAAATGGCTACTTCAGAAACCACTTCATTTAATCTTAGTGTAGACGAACTTATTGAGGAAGCATACGAACGATGCGGTCTTGAACTTCGTACTGGGTACGATTTAGAGACTGCACGTCGTTCGTTAAATTTACTTATTGCTGAATGGTCGAATAGAGGTCTTAATCAATGGTTAATTACTAAAAGTAATTTTACAGTTACAGAAGGAACTAATTATTATGATCTTGGAACCGATATAGTTGATATTACTTCTGCGGTTATCCAACGTGATAACACAGATTATCAATTACAAAGAATAAGTAGATCTGATTATCTTTATACACCAGATAAAACTACTAAAAGTAGACCTACACAATTCTTTTTAGAAAGGCACATAACACCTAGAGTGTATGTTTATCCTACTCCTGAAAATTCAACCGATGTAATTTCTTATTACGCATTGACTAGAATGCAAGATGCAGGAGACTATACTAATAACATGGAGACTGTGTTTAGGTTTTTACCTTGCATGACAGCAGGTCTAGCTTATTATTTGGCTATGAAAAGAGCACCAGATAGAATACAATTATTAAAACAAGTTTATGATGAAGAATTTGATAAAGCAGCTTTTGAAGATATTGATTCAGTAAGTTCTCGTTTTCTTCCACCTAGAACATTAATATAAAACGGAGAATAATAATGAGTTTTTTTGATAAATTAGCAGGTAAACGACAACCAATGTTTCCTACACCAAACTTACCTTCTATGCCAGTAAACCCCGCACCTAGGCCTATAACTATGCCAATAGGTCCTATGACACCTGTTGCATCCCCACAACGTAGTGTTAAAGATTTTAGTATGGGCAAAGACTTACCAAGTAGCCCAAGCATATCTCTTCCTAGTATTCCTTCAATCCCTTCTATTGAAATCTCTGAAGAAGTAGACACTACGGCAGAACTAAACGCATTACTACAAAGGAAAAGACAATTAGAAGCAGAACTACAACTTGTTAATGAACAAATTGCTGCTTTAAGCCCCTTTCAAGGAGGAAGAACAGGTATTGCTGGATTGTTTGGCGGCGGCGATTAAATGACAAGCTAAGGACGTTTAAATGGCCTTTGCAGCAGGAAAATATACATGGGGAATATGCGATACTTGTGGTCAACGGTATCGACTTAAACAACTACAAGAACAATGGGACGGCTATAAAGCTTGTCCTGAGTGTTTTGATATTAAACAACCGCAGTTAGATCTACCACCAATTGGGACAGATCCTGAAGCCGTGCTAAATCCAAGACCAGATCGTACAGAACCTTCTGCTATAGCACTATTAACAAATAATCCTTTTTTGACTACACAAGGAAGTGCAGTCATTAAAGTGTTTCAAGACGACCATGGAAAATCAACGGGGGATAAAGTACGTTTTAGGGGGACAGAAAATTTTGATGGATTTACAACAGCAACCTTAGAAGATCCTGATGGGTATTCAATAACTAAAGTTGATGACGATACTTATACTTTTACGGCTGCTTCAGGGACAGGAACAACAGGAATAAGGGGCGGAGGACCTTTAGCTTCTGTAGGACCAGCAAATACTTTATTACCATTGAATCCATTTCGGAGTGGAGATGCAGGTGCGAACAGTATAATTTCTGTAACTGAGTTTAAACATAACAGAACTACTGGTGATACAGTTAGATTTAGATCTACGGAAGCGTTTGATGGAATAACAACTACTGTACTTGAGAGCGCAAGTGGATATACAATAACAGTAGTAGATGATAATGAATATAAATTTACATCTAGTGGAACCGCCACAACAGGAGATGTTACAGGTGGTGGTGATACAGTAACAGCAGGACCAGTATAATGGCAGGAACAGGATTTACATACAGTCAATTAAAAACAGCAATACAGAATTACGTTGATAGTTCTGAAACTACTTTTGTTGATACGCTTGCTACTATTATTAAACAAGGTGAAGAAAGAATTTTAAAAGGAGTTTGGTTAGATAATTTTAAAAAGAACGTAACCGGGACAGCTTCTTCGGGAGGAGCTTATTTAGGTATGCCAACTGATTTTTTAGCCCCTTTTAGTTTAGCGGTAATAGTTAACGATACGTATCATTTTCTTAATTTAAAACAAACTAGTTTTATGAGGTCTTACAAACCAGCAACTTCTGGTTCAGTAACAGGAAGGCCAAAGTATTATGGAGAGTTTGACAGTGATACTTTTATTCTTGCTCCTACTCCTGATTCTAATTACACGTTTGAACTACATTATTTTTACAGGCCAGCTTCATTAACAGACGGAGCCGATAGTGGAACAACTTGGCTATCTACGAATGCTCCAACAACATTGCTATACGCCTGCTTAGCGGAAGCTTCAATATTCTTAAAAATGGATCCGACAGAAATAGCTACATACGAACAACGATTCCAAGAAGCTCTTGCCAGACTTAAAAATACTGCGGAAGGAGCTGGAACACACAGTCAATACAGATACGATCAAGTTAGAATACCTACCACTTAATGTTAGACAAGCCTATAGCTGAGTTAGAAGGAAAAAACGTAGCTTTAATAGCTATGGGTCAAAGTCAAATAGACTATCATTTATCACAAGTTCATAGCGTATCATTTGATGAAGTATGGGCTATAAATGCAATGATTGGAGTTCTTCCAAAAATAGACCGAGCTTTTATTTTAGATCCTATGTCTAGATTTTTTGATACAGAAGACGCAGGAAGTATGACTCAAATGATGAGAAAATATTTACCTGAAGTGGATTATCCTATTTATACTTGTGAACTAGATAACAGAGTTCCTTACGCAGAAGAATTTCCATTAGCGCCGTTAATAACTGATTTAGGGTGTTCTTATTTTAATAACACAGTGGCTTATGCAATAGCTTTTGCACTATGGAATAAAGTAAATTGTTTAACAATATTTGGAGTTGATTTTACTTATAAAACAAACATGCACTATGCTGAGTCTGGAAAGGCGTGTTGTGAGTTTTGGCTTGCTAAATGTATGGAGAACAACATAGAAATATCAATAGCTCCTCGTTCAAATTTATTAGAAACTAACGTAGATATAAAAGAAAAACTGTATGGTTATCATCGTTTAGAGGATCCAGTTGTTACGTATGTAAAAGAAGGTACAATACAAACTTGTAGATGGTCAGAAGTGTTTAAAGAAAAAACACTTAATAAACCACAGATGATAGATAGAAATGATTTACCACCAGAACCAAAGGAGTATTAATGTTTTCACTTGATTCAGAAACAAAAGTTGGTAACCTTGGAGTTACTACGACAGATTACAGAGGGCACACTGTAGAAGAAGTTGCGGAAATGGCCACTAAAAGATTAGTTTCTATTAGCGACGAAGCCCCTGCACCCATTAGGGCACAAGCACACGCTTTTAGAGAAGCGTGCAAAAACGTCATTACGTATTATATGAATGAGGCAATAAAAAACCACATGTGTACAATATGTAATCAATTAGAAAAACAAGGTCATAAAGACCTAGCAAATATTATTAGGAGACTATAATGGCAATTACACAAGCAATGTGTACTTCTTTTAAAAGTGAACTTTTGCAAGCAGTACATAATTTTAAAGCTTCGGGAGGTAACTCTTTTAAGCTGGCTTTATACACAAGTTCTGCAACTATGACAGCAGCAACTACAGCGTATAGTACAAACCAAGAAGCATCAGGAACAAACTATACTGCGGGTGGAGCAGCACTAACAAATGTTAATCCAACTACTTCTGGAACCACTGCGTTTACAGATTTTGCTGATTTAACTTTTGGTACAGCTACCATTACTGCTAGAGGTTGTATGATTTACAACGATACAGCATCAGGTGATCCTGCGGTGGCAGTATTTGATTTTGGTGGAGATAAAACTTCTACAGCTGGAAGTTTTACAATATC